AGGGGCACCGAGGAGCATCAGCGGCGCATGGCTAGTGCGCTCGTTACGCTTGAGCGGCGTATTGTCCAGCTTTTGTCCGGCGCACCTTTGACAGATGGTAAGTTGTTTGACCTGGAATGGGCGATCGAGGCGAGAACACAGCTTAGGCAGATTATCGCGGAAGAATATCTGGCGGCGGCTGATGAGATTGTTACGGATTATGCGGCATTTGCTACACAAGCTGAGACAATGCTTAAAACCTATTCCGACGTTGTGCGACTAGACCCAGATGTAGTCAGGCAACTACAGCAGTTGACCTTTAACGGCTTTGAAGCGCTAGGCGATGACTTTGCCGAGGTCGTCAGCAAGCAAATCTACGAAAGCACACTAACTGGCGCGACGTTCTCAGAGGGCGTCAATCGCATCAGGGCGTCCGTTGAGGGCGATCTAGGCCGGTATGCCTCTACTGCCCTACATGATGGTCTGATGGACTTTGACGCGTCCATAAACACCAATATGGCGCTAGAGGCTGGGGCTACGCGATTTAAGTATTACGGGCCGGACGATGCCAAGACTCGCGAGCATTGTGATAAATTTGTCGGCAAGACTATGACGCTTGAAGAAATAGAAAAGGCTTGGGCTGGCGAATGGTCAGGCAAGCGCGAAGGCAGTCCGTTTGTTGTGCGTGGCGGTTATAATTGCCGCCATAGATTTAGAGGCGTTTTTAACTAAGGGGGATTTATGCCATACCACAAAGGTAAGAAGAAAAAGAAAAAATCTAAGTAATTTGATAAACTAACCAGACTCCGTAGGAGGTTCGTTACATGAGCGAAGAAGTCATGGAAACAGAGGGCACTGAGGCCGTTGAGCAACCAGCTCAAGAAGCTCAGGAAACAAAGACGTTTACGCAGGAAGAATTAGACCGGATAGTGGCTGACCGGATTGCTCGCCAACAGCGGCAGTTTGACAAGAAACTAGAAGGCATCGACTTAGACGAAGCACGCTCGCTTTTGAGTGAAAGGCAAAGCGCCGAGATCGAAAAGCAAAAAGAGCGTGGCGAGTTTGAGAGTATTCTTAAGCAGACCGTCGAAAAGAAAGATCAGGAAATTAACGCGTATAAGCAACGGCTGGAGCAAACGCTAGTAGATGGCACTTTGCTTTCAGCGGCGGCTAAAAACAACGCTGTTAGTCCTGAGCAAGTCAGTCAGTTGTTACGGGGCTCCGTTTCGCTATCTGAAGATGGCACCGTTGAGGTTTTTGATAAAAACGGGACGCCACGTTACAACGACCAAGGCGAATTGCTGACAGTCGAGGAACTGGTGGCAGACTTTTTGACAACTAACCCGCACTTTGTGAAAGCATCGCAAGGTGGTGCAGGATCAGCGGGGGCGGTTGGTGGTTCTACGCCGAAAACCTTAACGGCGGCTGAAATGTTAGCTAACTACGAGAACGGAGGGCGTGAGGCGTTCCGAGAAATGCAGTTAGCAAAGAAAGCAACCCGCTAATTCAAAAGGAAATTGAACAATGGCAAATGAAACTACTTCAACAACTTTAGACGATCTGTTTGCGAATATTATCCTGCAAGCACGTTTCACCGCAGAGGAACAGTCAATTATGCTGGGCCTCGTTACTCGCTATGACATTGGCAGTGTAGCTGGCAAAACCGTACAGGTGCCCAAGTACCCTGCAATCGCCGCCGCTGATCTGACGGAAGGCACCGATATGTCTGCGACTGAGGTATCAACTTCTAGCGTCACCATCGACGTATCAGAAGTTGGCGCACAAGTAGTGCTGACCGACATGGCCGCTTTTGGCGCTGGCAACCCCGCCGCCGAGCTTGGCACTGTACTGGGTAACGCTATCGCTACAAAGATGGATCAAGACCTGATCGCTTTGTTTGATGGCTTCAGCACCTCGCTGGGCGCTACGACTCAGGAAATTACTGTGGCTGACATTTTCAACGCGGCGGCTCGCCTCAAGGCGGCTAAGGCACCAGGCCAATACTCAGCAGTTTTGCACCCCTATCAGGCGTACCAGTTGAAAGCCAACATGACCAACACTTTTGCAAACCCCAATGGCGGTGATTTGCAGAATGAGGCTATGCGTACTGGCTTTATCGGCACGGTTGCTGGTGTAAACATCTACGAGTCTGCAAACGTCACTGTTGACGGTTCTGGCGATTCTAAGGGCGCTGTATTTGCTCCCGAAGCTATCGCTATCGCCATGAAGCGTGACTTTAACATTGAGACAGAGCGTAACGCGTCTCTGCGTGCGTTTGAGTTGAACGCTACTGCCGTTTACGGTGTTGGCGAGCTGGACGACTCTTACGGCGTAGAAATGTACTTTGACGCTGGACTCTAAGGTTATACGCGCCCTTTCGGGGGCGCTTTCCTTTTAGGGGCAGGCTATGGCTGTTATTTATCGCGGTGAGCGCTTTGAGGACTACAACAAGCCTAAGCGCACTAGAAATCACCCGTCTAAAAGCCATGCCGTACTCGCTAAGAAAGGCGACAGAATTAAGCTGGTCAGGTTTGGAGCGCAAGGGGCAAAGACATACCCGCCGAGAGACGGCGAAAGCGCTAGAGACGAGGCTATGCGGCGAGCGTGGTACGCAAGACACGCAGAGACACTAAAAGGCGCAACGGTATTTGATCCGATTTATTGGGCCGCACGGGTAAAATGGTGAGCTAATGGCGTTCTCTACCGATTACAACCTGCAAGAAATCATCCCAGACATTTTAGAGTTTGGCATAGATAACTTTATTGACGAGCACGCGACAGCACAGGCTGAGTTAGAGCGCGAGATTCGTAACCGCTGGTGGCATCGCTCCGGCAAGGCAGGCGAGCTAAATACTAGCTTGCTAACAGAGTCACAATGGACAAAAGCAAACGCTTACCTTGTTTTGTGGAAGTACGCTTTACCTAAGCTGACTAACTGGGTCGATAATGACCGCTTTTTGCAAATGATCGACTTTTACCGCAACAGATACGGCGAAGAAATGGAGGCTGTATTTGCTGATGGCGTAGAATACGACGATGACGAAGATGGCACAGTGCAGGACGACGAAAAACTGCCAAAGCCTCTGAATAGGCTAGATCGCTAGTGCTACAGTTTCTAGGCGCGGCGGGGATACGCGGACTTTTAATAAAGTCTCTGCGTGACGATGCAGTTGGCGACGTCGTGGATAACGTCAACATCCGCGTTAGTATGACGCCTAAAGACCCTACAAAGATAACCCAAGACCTTGCCGATAAGATTGCTAGGAATAAGCGCAAAGCTCTTAGCATTACGGCGATGGAAGGTATTAACATCATTGAGGATAGGACAAGCAAAGGCCAAGGGGTAAACGGGCCGTTTAAGTCTTACACGCCACAATATGCCGCGTTTAGGGCGCAGAACAAGCTAAACACTAGGCCGGACTTGTCATTTACCGGCCAAATGCTGTCATCTATGACCGCCTCTAGGCCCACAAGCAACTCTGTCACTATCTTTTTCAGAGGGGCTGATAACGCACGCAAGGCGGCGTTTAACAACAAGACCCGCGAGTTTTTCAGCTTTAACAAGCGAGAGCGCGGGATTCTCAGAAACATATTTAGAAAGCGTCTGCTATGAGCGTTAGAGAGAACATTGCTAAAAACATCGTCAGCACGCTTAAGTCAGCGACTACCCCGACGCGGGTAAAGTACGTGACCCGTGAGCCTTTTGAGTTTGACAAGTTGAGCAATGCTCAATATCCGGCAATCCTTGTTAGGACGGCAAACGAGGATCGCGAAGATTCAACAATAGGCGGCTCTTTAGCCAAGCGCATGGGTACGATTGATTACCAGCTAGTGTGCTTTGTTAAAGCGAAGAATATAGACACGGCTCGCAACAATATTGTCGAGACGGTAGAAGAATCTCTGGAAACAGACCGCACCAGAGGCGGCTACGCTATAGACACGCAGATCATTAGCCTGGAAGCCGACGACGGTAGTATAGACCCAATAGGCGGGGTTATAATTACTGCTCGCATTCTTTACTCATTTACACGCGGCACCACCTAAGAGGAATACAAAATGGCAAGCAGTGCAGGAAGTAGCGGCGTCTTTAAGATTTCGCAAACAGACGGATCAGAAACGGCTGTGGCCGAAGTCCGATCATATAGCTTTGATGTGACCGCCGACACCATCGAAAAATCGGTAATGGGTGCCACAGCTAGAGCGTATTTGGCTGGCCTTAGCAGTAGCACGCTTTCGGTAGAAGCCTATTGGGACGCATCCGATCAGGCAGAGTTTGACGAGCGAGCTACCGTTTATTGGGAGCTTTACCCTACTGGCACGGGCACGGGCGAAAAGTATTATCACGGCTCTGGCGTTGTGACTGGCAAGACCATTTCAGCCGCATTTGACGGCATGGTAGAGGCGTCATTCTCTATCCAAAATAGCGGAGCTGTAACAGAAGCAACCGCATAACTTAAAGGGAGACAACCGTGGGACTGGCAAAGGAACTGAGGAACAGGCGAGAAATCAACCGCCGTAAAATTGAGGTAAAGGCGTGGGCAGATGGCACGGGCAACCCGTTTACCATCTATTGCAGGCCAATTACCTGCTACGATCTGAACGAGATTCAGAAAAAGCACCCCAAGGTTCTGGAGTCGCCCACGGTAGCCTCTATGGTTGACCTTATCGTGATGAAGGCAGAGGACGAGGCAGGCGACAAGCTGTTTACCTCTGCTGAGGATCGCATTGATTTGATGGGTGAGGAAACCGTCGTAATTTCTGGCATAGCAGAGGAAATGTTTAGCCAGATTGAGTCAGTCGAGGCTATCGAAAAAAACTTCTAGCCGATCCGTCGCGGATGAACCTTATTGCGTTGGCTGATCGGTTACATAAAACGATAGAGGAAGTAGAGCAAATATCTGCCACTGAGTTTAACGAGTGGTTGGCCTACTTCAAGATTATGAGCGAGAAGGATGGCTGACGAAAATATTAGGATTCATTTAACCGCTGTCGATAAAACGCGTAGCGGTCTTGCCTCAGTAACTCGCGGCCTTAGAAGCGTCACTGGCGCTGTATTCTCAATGCGTACTGCTATCGCCTCACTTGTTGGCGTAGGCGGTCTTGGCCTTGTCGTTAAGCAGTCTCTTAGCGCTACAGATGCCTTAGCAAAAACCGCATCTAAGATTGGCACCACCACAGAGCAGTTATCGCGGCTACAGTTTGCCGCCAGCATTTCCGGCATATCCATAGAGCAAACCAACATGGCCTTACAACGGCTTGTCCGCAGAACTGCGGAAGCCGCCGAGGGTACTGGCGAAGCTCAAGGCGCTCTGCGAGAGCTAGGCATAAACGCTAGGCAAGTTTCTAACATTGACCTAGACGTATATATGCTTGAGCTTGCAGACGCGTTTAGGAACGTAGAGAACGAAAGCCAGAGGCTACGATTAGCATTTAAGCTGTTTGATAGTGAGGGCGCGGCGTTTGTAAACGTCTTAACGCAGGGCTCTGGCGCACTAAATGATCTGTTTACTGAGGCTGAGTCCTTAGCCATAGTCATGCGGGCAAATGTCGCCCGATCCGTAGAAAATGCCAATGACGCGTTTACCAAGCTAGGCTTTTTGTTTAGGGGCTTGCGAGATCAGATCGTAGGTGCTTTGGCCCCAGCGTTAGAGGCGGCTGTTACGAGCCTCACTGAGTTTTTAAAGGGGCTTGGCGACAACGGGCTAGTCGTATGGGCTAGAACTACCTCAAAGCTAGTTTTAGAGACTTTTGCAGGCTTTGTAAGGGGTATTGGCACGACGCTAGAGGCGCTGACCCGATTTGCTAATGGCATTATTACAGTTATTAACGTCATCGGGTCATTTAGCGACAGCTTTAAGCCACTCGCAGAAATCGGCTTTGAGATGCCTGAGTTTTTCGGTGATGCCGCAGACGCAATAGAAGCGTTTGCCGCAAACATAGGCGCATTGCCGGAATCATTAGACCCTGCCAATCAGAAAGCCGGAGAGACGCTAAACACCTTTGGCAAAATGAGCAGGGCTATAAACTCTGTAGTCCAGCAGATACCGTCGCTTGAGCAGTCATTTGCAGGCGTTGTGTCAGGCGCTATGGGGCAGTTTACGCAAGCCTTTACGGACGGCATTACAGGCGCTAAGAGCTTTGCAGACGCCGTTAAAGACATGGCTAGGAGCGTAATTAACTCGCTTATCAAAATGCTGGTGCAGTATTACATTACAAAGCCTCTTTTTGATGCGATCTCAGGCTTTATAGGCGGTGTGGGCGGCGGAACTGGCGCGGCTCCTACAGGCAGAGCGGTAGGTGGCCCAGTGTCAGCCGGAACGCCTTACATTGTGGGCGAAAGAGGGCCAGAGCTATTTATTCCGTCATCTAGCGGTCAAGTACAGCCAAATGGCAGAATGGACGGCGGCGGAGTCACGATCAATCAAAATATCAATATTTCTACAGGGGTCGCACAGACGGTGCGGGCAGAAGTGGCTAACTTGATGCCACAAATAGCGCAATCAGCTAAGGCCGCTGTAGCAGAGGCAAAGATGCGCGGCGGAAACTACAGTAAATCTTTGGTAGGTGCTTAATGGCTAACTTTCCGACAACGGTAGGCATACAAAGCATGACCATGCGGTTGCGGTCAGCTACAGCCATGAGCGAATCGCCATTCACATTCGATCAGCAGGTTTATCAGCATCCAGGCGTCAGATGGGAGGCGGAGGTCACTTTGCCGCCAATGACTAGGGCGCAGGCCAAAGAATACGAGGCGTTTTTTGCTGGTTTGCGCGGAATGGGTCAGACTTTTTTTCTAGGCAATCCGCTACACAATACGACAGCAACCGGAACAATTAGCTCTGCCAGTGCAGGCGATACGCTTATTGCAATCTCAAGCTCTGGCATCGTTGCCGGTGATTATTTTGAGGTCAACGGCGAGCTACATATCGTGACGGATGTGGCGTCTAGCTCTGCAATTACGATAATGCCGCCGCTTAGAACGGCGATTAGCACGGTTACTACTATGGACTTTGCCTACCCGCTTGGTACGTGGCGACTTGCAAGCAATGAGATTGGTTGGAGCATTAACGAGGCCAGCTTGTACGGCTTTACCTTTGCGTGCGTTGAGGCTATCTAATGTCTAGGAGCCTTAGCAGTGCAATGCAGGCGGTGGCTACGGCAGAAGTCGTTAAGCCGCTTTTGTTTGTAGAGGCTGACTTTGACTCAGGCGCACTAAATCTGTGGTCAGGCGTAGGCGAGCTGACCTATAACAGCGTTACTTACGTCGGCGCAGGTAACTTGCTGGCGATTTCTTCTATACAAGAAAACGTAGAGCTACGGGCAAACGGTGCCCAAGTCACGCTGTCTGGTATCGGATCGCCACTGCTAAACAAGGCTCGCGACGAGGATTACCAAGGCAGAGAGCTTGTCATTAAGCTGGGCGCTTTGGACTCTAGCAACAACGTCATCGCAAGCCCTGTAATTGTGTTTTCTGGCTTTATGGACACCATGACCATAACGGACGGCGGCGAAGCGGCAACAATCACTGTTTCTGTAGAAAACCGGCTCATTGAGTTTGAGAGAACAAGGGTAAGGCGCTACACCGACAACGATCAGCGCATTGACTACCCGAATGATGATGGCTTTGAGTACGTCGCAGAAATACAGGAAAAAAATATTGTTTGGGGTGACGCTGACGCTAACCCAATATCTTACGGCAACGCTGTGCCGCCTACTCGCGGCGGGCCGCGCTCAACATCGTAGGGAGGAGACATGGATTTTGCACATGAGTCGTTTATTAACGTCAAAAACGAAATAAAGCCGCTTTTAGACGAGCATTGGAAAGAGATAGCTTTACACAAAGACTCTATCCGCCTTAATCCTGATTGGAAGGGTTACGCGAGGCTGTCAGACGTTGGCGGGCTGAGAATCTACACCGCCAGGGAGGAAGGTAAGCTAGTCGGCTACTTTGTGGTTTTGGTGAGCAGAAGCCTTCATTACATGGATCATCTGTTTGCTAACAACGACATTATTTTTATCAAAAAAGGCCATCGCAAAGGAACTGCGGGCATAAAGCTGATTAAGTACGCCGTAGAGTCGCTGAAAGACGAAGGCATTACGCTTATCAATATCAATAGCAAAGATCACCAATCATTTGGCCCAGTGCTAGAGCGAATGGGCTTTGAGCAAATCGAAAGCGTGTACTCGCTAAAGGTAAATTAAATGGCGGTTTCCGCGATTGCAGGACTTGCGGCGCTTGCCGGTGCTGGCCTTGCTGGTGTTGTCACTAGCTTTGCTATAGGTCTTGGCTATTTTGCGCTTGGCGCTGGCCTTTCTATTGTTTCCCGCGCTCTCATGCCAAAGCCCGATTTTGGCGGCTTGCTAGAGGGTGTTACGGGCACAGTCAGAGAGGCGGCATCTAACCGCCGTATTATCTATGGAAAATGCAGAGTCGGCGGCTCTGTTGTTTTCATAGCTAATAGCAACGAAAACGAATATCTCTATCTGGTCATCGCCTTTGCAGGGCATGAGATAGAGAGCTACGAGGAGTTTTACTTTAACGATGAGCTAGTTTGGAATACTAGCGGCTATCAAGGCGGCTGGGGTAGCTGGGCGCTCATAAACAAGTATTACGGCACGCAAACATCATCAGACCCGACGCTAACGGCGGCGTCGTCGTTTTGGACTAGCACGCACCAGCTAAACGGCGTTGCGTATGCAATGGTTCGGCTTAAGTGGGATGAGGAGCGCAAGCGGTTCCCTAACGGCGTGCCCAATATCTCTGCGGTCATCAAAGGCAAAAAAGTCTATGACCCGCGCACCAATACTACGGGCTACTCTAACAACCCAGCGCTGTGCATTAGGGACTACTTAACCAATACATACTACGGTCTTGGCGAGGCAAGCGCTAACTTAAATGATACGAGCTTTGAGGATGCCGCAGACATTTGCGACGAAGCAGTTTCGCTGGGTAATGGCGGCGTTCATGCCCGTTATGCGTGCGACGGCGTTTTAGATACCGGCTCGCAGATCAAAAGCAACATAGAAGCGTTGCTGGCATCTATGGGCGGCAGGCTTGGCTACTCTGGCGGTCAGTATTTCTTGCAGGCGGCGGCGTACATTACGCCAACTATTAACATAGACGAGTCGGTAATGGTCGGAGAGCTACAGGTTCAGACCAAGCAGACCCGTAGAGGCGTCTACAACGGCGTCAAAGGCGTTTTCTTGTCGGAGGAGGAGAATTATACCCTTTGCGACTATCCGGCTCAGATTAGCTCTACATACGCCACAGAGGACGGTGATCCGATCTATCTAGATATGCCGTTGCCGTTTGTTACGAACAACATTCGCGCCCAGCGGCTTGCCAAAATTGCTTTGCTTAAGTCGCGCCAGCAAGTGTCAGTGACGGTGCCGCTAAACCTGGCGGGCCTAAAGCTAAAGGCTGGCGACTTCATAACGATTAGCAATGACCGGCTAGGTTGGACTAATAAAGCCTTTGAGGTGCTGGACTACACGCTATCGGCGGGCACTGACGGCCAGCTAACTGTAAATGTGAGCTGTGTAGAAACTGCGTCTGCGGTATATGACTGGACTACATCAGACGAAATAAACTTTAACCAGCCGTCAACACCAACAACTAACGACGGCACAACCGTAGCGCCACCAAGAAACCTTAGCCTTACTGAAACCTCGTCTATTACAAGTGACGGCACGGTAGTCCCAGAGATTTACGCAAGCTGGGATGAGCCCTTAGACGGGTTTGTAGATCGCTATGAGCTTCAAGTTACAAACAACACAACAAGTCAAGGTTATTTTGCTTACACGCGTCAGACCAACTATCTGATAACGCCAGTCAAGGACACAGATAACTATACAGTGTCCGTTTTGGCTGTTAATTCTATCGGCGTTAGAAGCTCGTCTATTTCGGCCTCGCTTAGTCCTACGGGCGACACTACTGCCCCTAGCGCACCAGTTATCAATTCTACGCAAGGCGGCTATCGTTCTATTGAGGTCATTTTTACAACACCAACAGAGCGAGATACTGCAACTGTTGAGATTTATGCCGCGTCATCTTATGGCGGAGCATACACGCGGCTTGGCTCTTACTCAGTAAGGCCAAACAGGGCGTATGTCTTTACCAATACCAATTTAGGGCACGGCCAAACTCGTTATTACAAAATATTGGCTGTTGATAACAGCGACAACGCCAGCGGTTTCAGTAATATTGCTAGTGGCACAAGTGACGCGCAAACCAACAGTTTTACCCCTAGAGAGCAACGAGGTTATGTCTACTACGACATTTCCAGCTCAAGCGCTCCGGCTACGCCGTCTGTCACCAGCTTTAATTTCTCTACGGGCGAGTTTACTGGCCTTACAGCGGGCTGGAGTGTTGACCCGCCTTCTCAAAGCGGTGCTGACGGGACATTTTGGGCGTCACGCTATCAGGTTATAGAGGCGACTTACGGCGGTACGCAAACCATTCAGTTTTCAACGCCGTTTCAATCTTTTGTATTTAATGGACTCGTCACTTTTGTTGCCTTAAATACTGAGCTATCTACCCCAGGGACGGGGCAGGTTACTACTATTGACGGCGGGCTAATTAACACTGGCGAGATAGTGCTGGCTAATGGCTCTGGCATGGCAATCAGGCAGGGTAAGTTTTCGCCTGGATTGACCGGCACCGGCTTCTGGCTAGGCGACAGCGGAAGCACCGCGCAATTCTGGCTAGGCGACAACCAAGACTATCTATATTGGGATGGCTCTAGCCTTGTCACCAGAAACGTAGTTGCTAACAG